GGTGAATTAAATAACGCAAAAAAGCGTCTTGCACAATCAGGAAGCGTCAGAGATGCCGCATCCCTGTTCGAGAAATTTATTTAAGGAATTATCATGGCTGCAGTAACCAATACCTATACACGATATGATGCCAAAGGCATTCGTGAGGACCTTTCAAATGTCATTTATCAGATCTCTCCAGAAGAGACTCCATTTCTTAGCAATGTTGGTCGTGAGAACGTCTCCAACACTTTCTTTGAATGGCAAACGGATGACCTCGCTTCTGCCGTTACAACTAACGCACAGATCGAGGGCGATGACATCACTTCTTTCACCGCTGTTACTCCTACAGTTCGTTTGGGCAACTACACCCAGATCAGCCGCAAGGATGTAATCATTGCTGGTACTTTGGAAGCAGTTGACAAAGCAGGCAGACGCTCAGAATTGAGCTACCAAATGGCTAAAAAATCTGCTGAGCTAAAGCGTGACATGGAGACAACCTGCTTGGCAAACCAAGGTGCTGCCGCAGGTGACACATCTACCGCTCGTAAAACTGGCGCTTTGTTGGCTTTCTTGAAGACCAACACAAACGAAGGCACTGGTGGTGGCGATCCTTCTTACACAACAATCCCAACTGATGACCGCACAGACGCTACTGCTGGCGACTTGCGTTCTTTCAGCGAAGCATTGTTGAAAGATGTGATTCAGAAGGTCTGGACACAAGGTGGTTCACCATCTATCGTTATGGCTGGTCCTGTTAATAAGCAGAACTTGTCTAAGATGGCTGGTATCGCATCACAGCGTTTCAACGCTACTGGTGCAAAGCCTTCTACCATCATTGCGGCAGCAGATATTTACGTTTCCGACTTCGGCAATGTGAGCATCGTTCCCAACCGCTTCCAGCGTGAGCGTGATGTGTTTGTGCTTGATCCAGAATACGCAAGCGTTGCTTACCTCCGTCCTTTCCAGACAGTGGAATTGGCGAAGACAGGCGATGCCGAGAAGCGTATGCTGTTGGTTGAGTGGGGCTTGAAGATCAAGAACGAGAAGGCTCATGGCGCTGTCTATGACCTGAACTCAACAATTCAGAGCTAATCTGAAATCTAAGGGGTGGGCTAATAACCCACCCTTTTTTTATATGACTACAAAATTATTTGATTTTGATCCCATAATGGGAACCAAGAAACTTTGGCATTACGATGCTGAAAAAGATCAAGCGACTATTGAGACAGTCATTGATGCTACACAAGTAGTAGCAGACAACAGAGAAAGATTTAATTCTTTTGATGAACGAGCAAGTTGGAAAGGCGATATGCATCATGTTGCTTCAATTCCAATGGCTTTGTTTTATCAAATGAAAGCCGAAGGAAAACTTGATGACCAAGCTTACATGAAGCGTTGGCTCAATGACCCTGATAATCGTGCGTTCCGCACAAGACCTGGAGAAGTTTAATGGATAGTAAGACCATTGGAATTTTGATTCCAACACGGGACTTTGTTAATTCTGGATTTTCTTATGACCTTGCTAGACTAGTAGGGTATACAGTAGGCACTACACCTCACAAAGTAGTTCTATACACAAGTTCTGGCACTTTATTGTCAGCACAGCGTCAGGATCTTGCTAAATCTGCTATTGAGGCAGGTTGTTCACATACATTATGGCTAGATAGTGATATGAGATTTCCTAAAGACACGATTGTTCGTCTTTTGAAGCATGATATTGGTATTGTTTGTGCAAACTATGCTAAACGAAGATTTCCTACAGAACCTATTGCTGTGCGAAAAAATACCACTGATGAGGATGCAAAAACTATTCAGAGGGTATATACTGAAGACCATTCAACTGGATTGGTTGATGTAGATTACTGCGGCATGGGGGTAATGCTCGTAAAAGCCGAAGTCTACAAATCAATGGAATATCCTTGGTTTGCTATCCCTTGGGTTCCAAATGCACAAGACTATATGGGCGAAGATGTCTGGTTTTGTCGCAGAGCCGCTGAAAATGGCACTAAAACATATATTGACCAAGATCTTTCAAAAGAAGTACATCACATTGGTTCTTTTGAGTTCAAACATGAGCATACACTAATGTGTAGGGACGTAGAAAATGGCACTTGACACTTATGCAGGGCTAAAGACAACAATAGCAGATTATCTGAACAGGGATGATCTGACTTCTATTATCCCGAGCTTTATCACCTTGGCAGAAGCTAAATTTAATCGTAAGTTGCGTACTCGCCAAATGGTTAAAAGGGCTACTGCAAGCATTGATACCCAGTACTTTGCTTATCCTGCAGATTGGTTACAAGCCAAAGAGTTTCAGTTAAACACCAACCCCATTGTCAGACTTGAGTTTGTGACTGAAGCATATGGGGATGAATTGAAGGCTAATTCGTACATTGCTTCTGGTAAACCAGCTTATTACACGATAACTGGTACTCAGATTGAAGTAATTCCATCACCAGACACAACATATACTGGTGAACTCACATATTATGCTAAGATTACTGCGCTGAGTGATTCAAACACAAGCAACTGGCTATTGGCATACGCCCCAGACTTGTACTTGTATGGTGCTTTATTAGAGGCAACTCCATACTTAAAAGACGATGAGCGTCTAGGTACATGGAGTCAACTGTACGCAAACACATTAAGCGATATTGAGGTTGCAGATCAAAGGGCATCTGTTTCTTCAACTCCTGTTGTTCGTGCCCGTTCTTTGGGATAAAAAATGTCATCTTTTAGCGATTACACCGAAAATCTAGTACTTACCTGGTTGTTTACAGGTAGTTCTGCGACTCGTCCAACTGCTTGGTATGTCGGCTTGTTTACTGCCGCACCTAGTGATACAGGTGGTGGTACTGAAGTTTCTGGTAATGCATACGCTAGGGTAGCGACAGGAACTATCTCAGGTTCTGGTACTGCGACTACTTTTTCTAATGCTGCCGCAATTGAGTTTGCTGCCGCTTCTGGTGGTAACTGGGGAACAATCGGTTGGGCAGGTATTTTTGATGCCAGTACAAGTGGAAATCTGCTTGCATGGGCTCCATTGACTACATCACGAGTTATCAATGATGGCGATGTCTTCCGTATTCCTGCAACTAGCTTGACTATCACCTTGACTTAACATGGCAGCCTATGGTTCTGGCTATTATGGTGGAGGCAATTACTCCTATGGCGTAAGCCTTGGAGCCGCATCCATCAGTGATACCAGTGCCATGACACTGGCGGCAAGACGCATCTGTATAGGTGCGTTTTCTGTTTCTGATACATCAACAGTAGCAATTACTGCCAATACTGTAAAGAATGCTAGTTTTGCAATTAGCTCAACCAGTTCTGTAAGCGTATCTGCAAGACGAGTAGCTATTGGGGCTGAAGCTATATCTAGCTCTAGCTCCATGTCTGCTTCTGCAATCAGGGTAGGTATTGGTGCTGCAACTATTTCTAGCACTAGCACAATGTCTGTTGCGGCTAAGAGGGTTGCAATTGGAGCATTCTCAACTACTGATAACAGTACATTGGTAGTTAATGGGGTTAGGGTTGCTTTTGCTCAAATGAGCGTTGCTGATGCGGCAACAATGGTTGTTGGCTCTCAAGTGGTTGCCAATGCCCAATTCCCAATAGTTGCTTCTAGCAGTCTAGTTATTAATGGACAGAGAAGACAGAGTGCTTCTTTAAGTATTTCTTGCACATCTAGCATTAGTGTTTCTGGTAACTTAAAATGGTTACCTGAGAATGATGTATCTGAGACTTGGAATGCAATTAGCGATACAGGCGAAACCTGGACTGCAATTACAGACGAATCTGAAACATGGACTGCAATTGATGATTCAAGTAAATCTTGGACTGCAGTGGCAGATAATAGTGAATCTTGGCAAATTGCCGCATGAGGTGAAAAATGGCTGATACAACCACAACATACTTAGGACTTACCAAACCAGAAGTTGGTGCATCCACCGACACATGGGGTACTAAGATTAATACTGACTTAGATACAGTAGATGCTGTATTTAAGGGTGATGGCACTGGTACTAGTGTTGGTCTAAATGTTGGTTCTGGTAAAACTTTATCAGTAGCAGGAACACTGGTGGTGACTGGCACATCTAGCACGATTGATGGAACTGCCATTGGTGCTACAACAGCAGATACTGGTGCTTTCACAACATTGGCGGCTTCTGGTGCTGTAACCCTCTCTGGAGGTACTGCTAACGGAGTAGCATATTTAAACGGCTCTAAGGTTGTTACAAGCGGTTCTGCGCTTACTTTTGATGGTGCTAACATCATTGTAAATGCCACTACTCCAGCGTACTTTACAGGCACTTCAAACCTTGCACAGGTTTCTATAAATCGTTCACCCTCTACAGGGGCAATATTTAACGCAAGTCAATCTGCGGCTTATCTGAATATTGATGGTGCAAGCGGTGGTAGTTCATTTCAGTTTGTTGTTGCTTCTGCGGCTAACACGCAACCATCTGAACAAATGCGCCTAACCAGCACAGGTCTGGGTATTGGTACAAGTAGTCCTACAACGAAGCTAGAAGTGGTAGGAAACATTAGAACTACTGGTGGCGCACTTGACAGTATTTATTCTGGTACATCTACTGGCTCTACATTAGGTTCATTTAGAACTTACGGAACTGGCTCTGGAGTTACAGCAGAAACATCTATTCGTGGTGTATTGGAGTCTGGAAGCATTACATCTTCATACTTAGAGTTTTTAACTTCTGCAAGTGGCAGCCTTAGTGCAAAGATGCGCCTCGACAGCGCAGGCAATCTAGGCTTGGGAGTTACTCCTAGTGCTTGGGGGATTGGTAAAACATTTCAGGTAAATAGTGCTTCTTTAATGGGTTACTTGAATCGTTTGTACGCCAGCGCAAATACTTATTTTGACGGAACAGGAACGGCTAAATACATTGCAAGCGACTCGGCAACCTCGTATCAGCAACTGAATGGTCAGCATCAGTTCTTCACAGCCCCATCTGGCACAGCAGGAAACGCCATTACCTTTACTCAGGCAATGACTCTGGATGCTAGTGGACGACTTGGTATTGCTACCACATCTCCATCTACCACTTTATCTGTAGGTTCTAGCGCAAGTTCTGGTGGAAATGATTTGGGTATTTATCTTGCCCGTGGTGCTACAACAAACCTTTTTGAAGCCTACGATGGAACAAAATCATTTATTGCAGGAACAGATAGTTCAAATGCTTCTGTAAAAGTTGGTTCGCTGTCAAACCATCCTGTTGCTATTGTTCAAGCCAATGGATCTGCAATTTACATCGACACTTCTAAAAATGTGCTGGTGGGGACTACGAGTGTTGGCCCAGTAAACGCCAACGCCATCACCATTGAGCCGTCTAACTCTAGAATCCGTATTGGTCACGCTTCTACAGCGAATGCAACCCCTTATATTCAGTTTGATTACAACGGTGGCAACATTGGAAGCATTACGCAAAGCACCACATCAAGCGTTGCATACAACACCAGCTCCGACTACCGCCTAAAGAACACAATTGCTCCGATGACAGGTGCATTGGCTAAAGTTGCATTGCTCAAGCCTTGCACATACAAGTGGAACGCTGACGGCTCTGATGGCGAAGGCTTTATTGCTCACGAGTTGGCTGAAGTCGTGCCTCAATGTGTGACTGGTGAAAAAGATGCTGTTGATGAAAACGGCAATCCTAAGTACCAAGGCATCGATACATCATTCTTGGTTGCCACTTTAACTGCGGCTATTCAAGAACAACAAACAATCATTGAATCCCTCAAGGCTCGTTTAGATGCCGCTAATCTTTAAAAGGAAAACATCATGACTACTACATGGAAAATCACAACTCTTGACAGCAACACAGCCGATGGCTTTGTAACCACAGCACATTGGACTTGCACAGCAGTAGACGGAGAACACTCTGCCTCTGCCTACGCAACAGTCTCATGGGCTGAAGGCACTCCTGCCATTCCCTATGCTTCGCTAACAGAAGCTGAAGTTTTGTCATGGGTGTGGGAAAGCATTGACAAGGAAGCTACAGAGGCTTCTTTGGCGGCTCAGATTGCTTTGCTGAAGAACCCTGTAAAAAGCTCAGGCGTACCTTGGTAAAACGAGAAGCCATCACTCGATCTTGATGGCACACTAGGAGAAACTCATGGGCAACAACACAAAAACCCCATTGACGATTGACGGAGTTGATTATCAGTTTGAAGACATGACACCTGAACAGCAAACATTGCTGAATCATGTTGTTGACTTAGACAGAAAACTTAACTCAGCAAAATTTAATGTTGACCAACTTCAAGTAGGCAGAGATGCTTTCTTTGGTCTACTAAAAACAGCACTAAATACTGTGGAGCAGTAATGAGCGATGTCAGCCACGAGCAAATCTATAACCGACTTTTAGCAGTTGAAGCTAAAGTAGATGAAATAGATAAGAACACCAAAGGTCTTGTAGAAGCAATTAATGCTGCTAATGGGGCTGTAAAGGTTCTTAACTGGATTGCATCTATTGCCCAACCAGTTCTATGGATTGGTGGTTTGATCGTGGCGGCTGGCGCTATTTGGCAAACTTGGATTAAAAAGTAATGGCTGTAAAGCAACAGTTAGATATACCACCAGTTCCCAATCTGGGCGCTTCTGGCGTTGCTTACTCTCAAGAAGTCCAAAACCAGAATAATGGATCTTTAAGGACTTTCTTCATTAAGTTGGTTAACGCTGTCCAAGCTATAACTTCTAGAGTTGGCGGTAAGTACCTCAACTTTCCATTTGGTGCGTTCCAAAGCCTTGTAGATCAGCCTATTGCCACAGCAAATACTGCTTATGCAATGACACTAGACACCACAGACTTTTCTAATGGTGTAACTACAAGCAATAGTTCAAGAATTAATGTAACTAATGCAGGTTTGTATAACTTGCAATGGTCTGGTCAGTTTGTTAATACTGATTCACAAATACATGACTCAAGTGTTTGGTTGCGTGTAAATGGCACTAACTTAACTGGATCTACTGGATTTCTTTCTATACCAAACAGTCATGGTGGTGTAGATGGTCATTTAATTGTTGGTTGGAATTACTTTTTAGAGTTGGCTCAAAACGATTATGTTGAGCTATATTGGTCTGCAACTAACACTTCTATTTCACTTCAACACTTTGCCGCACAGACAAGCCCTACAAGACCCTCTACAGCATCATTAATTGTTACAATGACCTTTGTTTCCAACCTACCTGATTGACAAAGAATATGGCTTATATCCCACTCCAAATTCCTCCAGGTGTATTTAAGAATGGTACAGAGTATCAGGCTAAAGGTCGTTGGAATGGATCTAATCTAGTTCGTTGGTTTGAAGGCACTATTCGCCCTGTTGGTGGATGGAGAAAGCGTTCAAACACTCAATTAACAGGCAAAGCTAGGGGCTTGATTAACTGGCGTGATAACTCAAATAACCGCAGAATTGGCATTGGCACACATTCAAAGCTATATGTTTTGAGTGAAAGTAATACTTTAACAGACATAACTCCGACAGGATTTACTGTTGGTGATGCAGATGCAGTCCAAAAGATTGGTTATGGCTATGGCACTTATGGAAGCTATGCCTATGGTGTTGCCAGACCTGATTTAGGATCTGTCACTCCTGCCACTACATGGTCTATGGATACATGGGGTGAGTATCTTGTTGCTTGCTCATCTAAGGATGGAAAACTCCTTGAATGGCAGTTGGATACTGGTACAGACGCTGCCGCCATTACAAATGCTCCAACTAGTTGTACTGGTTTGGTTGTTACTCAAGAGCGATTCTTGTTTGCTCTTGGTGCAGGTGGTAATCCTCGTAAAGTACAGTGGTGTGACCAAGAAAACAATACTACTTGGACTCCTGCCGCAACTAACCAAGCAGGTGACTTTGAGTTGACTACAGTTGGCTCTTTGCAGTGTTCTAAGCGTATTCGTGGTACTACCATTCTGTTTACAGATGTTGATGTCCATACTGCCACTTACATTGGTCCACCCTACATTTACAGTTTTGAGCGTGTTGGAACTGGTTGTGGCGTAATTTCGAAGCAAGCAGTAGCCGCTACTGACAATGCTTGTATTTGGATGTCTGGATCAGGATTCTGGATTTTTGATGGCTTTGTTAAGCCTTTGCCATCCGATGTTTCTGACTATGTTTTTGGTAATCTGAACACCACCCAAGCCTCTAAGGTTTATTGCGTCCATAATTCAGCATATGGTGAAATTTGGTGGTATTACCCAAGTTTGTCTACTAATGAGGTGGATTCTTATGTGACTTACAACTATCGTGAGAATCACTGGGCTATTGGTACTTTGGATCGTACTTGCGGTACAGACAGAGGTATTTTCAGCAATCCTATTCTGGTTTCATCAGATGGCTATGTATACGAGCATGAGGTTGGTAACAACTATGACTCCCAGACATTGTTTGCCGAGTCAGGACCAATTGAACTTGGTGTTGGCGACAGGGTAATGAACCTGACAGGATTAGTCCCTGATGAGAAGACTGCAGGTGATGTTAGAGCTAGTTTTAGTACTAAGTTCTACCCAAATGCCACTAAATACACGCATGGTCCATATACCTTGTCTTCACCTACATCAGTTCGTTTAACTGGTAGACAGATTGCAGTAAAGATTGAAGCTGTTGCTTTAACAGATTGGCGAGTTGGTGTTATCAGATTTGATGGGAAACCTGGCAGTTTCAGATGATTGACTACGAGAAATACAAAGTAGATGGTGAGTTACCACTATGGGCTGTATATTTTCAAAAAGTAGAGAAAATTTTAGAACCTGCTTTAGAATACGATAATACGCATAATATGCAGGATGTAGCCGACTGTATTGACAGTAGTACGATGCAATTATGGACAAGTGATAACAGCGCAGTAGTCACTCAAGTGCAGATATTCCCAAGAATGAGGGTATTGCACATATTTTTAGCGGCAGGTGATCTAGCAGATCTAGAAACTCTCACCCCCCGTATTCAGAAGTTCGCTGAAGACATGGGATGCCAAAAAATCACCCTGACAGGTCGTAGGGGTTGGTCAAGAACTTTTGTATCTAAATTTAACATGAAGCCAACACATTATTGGCTTTCTACGGAGGTGTAATATGTCTGGTGGTTCTAGTCAACAAACAGCGCAGCTTGATCCTGCATTGCGTGACGCTTATTTGCAGAATGTGCAAACTTCTAGGGGTATTGCAGGGCAACTCGGTCCTCGTGAATTTGCTGGTTACAACAGGGATCAGGCTAGAGGCGCTCAATTAACTAGAGACTTTGCAAATCCAAACAATGCAATTTTCCAAGGTATTGGATCTGCTTTTGACTTTGCAACTCGATCTGCTGCATATCAGCCACAGAATGTCCAAGCAACTCAGTTTGGTGGCGCTCAAGTAGCTCCATCTGCTATGGCAGAACAAACTGGTTATACACCTGCTACTGGTCAAGCTGCATCTGCTGGTTCTGCCGCTACTGCCGCTGCACAGGGCTACAATGCCGCAACATTCGGTGGCGCTCAGACAGCACCAACTAATCTAGCATCTGGTACTGGTTACAACGCATCAACATTTGGTGGCGCTCAAGCAGGTGCTGCAACTCAAGCTCCTGTAGCACGATATACATCTTTGGGTTTTGGTGGACAGACTGCAGGACCATCTGCAATGGCTACTGGACGAGGCTATTCTTCACTAGGATTCACTGGTGAACAAGCAGAACCTGCGGCACAAGCTACTGCGGCTCAACTGGCTCGTAATACTGTTCGTGATGTGGGTGCGGCAGGTGTTTCTGGTCAACAAGTAGCTTCTACTGCTTTGGGTCAGATTGCTCCACAGGCTCGTCAAAATATCCGTGATATTCAAGCAGGTTCGTTCTTAAATCAGAATGTTCAGCAATACATGAATCCTTATACTCAGGCTGTTACTGAGCAGTCCTTGAAGGATTTAGAGCGTTCTAGACAACTGCAACAACAACAGACTGCGGCTAGTGCTACTGCGGCTAAAGCCTTTGGTGGATCACGCCAAGCTGTTGCTGAAGCAGAGACTAATCGTGCATTTGATGAGAATGCCGCTCGTTTGGTTGCTCAACAGAATGCTGCCGCTTACCAAGCCGCACAACAAGCTTCTGAGTCTGATTTGTCTAGAGCGATGCAAGCTCAACAACTCAACCAGGCACAAGATGCCGCCACTACCCAACAGGCTTTGGCTCTGTCTGGTCAGTTTGGTTTGGCTAACCAAGATGCAAGTCTTCGTGCGGCACTGGCTAATCAAGGTGTTGATGTCACTACTGGTCAAGCTAATTTGCAAGCTCAACAGCAAGCTAATCTGGCTAACCAACAAGCTCAGAACCAGATGGCTCAATTCAATGTTGGCAACCTCCAACAAGCAGGATTGGCTTCACAAGCTGCGGCTAATCAAGCGGCTCAGTTTGGCGCTCAAGCAGGTAATGTTGCAGACTTGTCAAACCAAGCGGCACAAAACCAAATGGCTCAGTTTAATGCTCAACAACTTCAGCAAGCAGGTCTGTCAACTCAGGCGGCTGCTAACCAAGCTGCACAGTTTAATGTTGGTGCTGAGAATACGATTGCCGCTCAGAACGCTGCCGCTCAAAATCAATTAGCTCAGTTTAATGCGGCTAATTTACAGCAAGCAGGATTAACAAATGTTGCCGCTCAAAATGCTGCCGCTCAGTTCGGTGCTGGCGCTACAAACGCTGCGGCTTTGGCAAATCAAGCCGCATTGAATCAAGGTCAACAGTTTAATGCTGAGAATCTGCAACAAGCAGGACTTGCCAATGTTGGTGCTTTGAATCAAGCAGGACAATTTGGTGCTACTGCCGCTAACCAAGCCGCACTACAGAATGCTGCCGCCCAGAACCAGATGGGTCAGTTTAATGCCGCTAATCAGCAAGCTATTAACTTGGCTAATCAACAAGCTTTTAACCAAGCAGGTCAGTTTGGTGCTTCTGCATTTAATCAAGCAGGTTTGGCTAATCAAGCAGCAATCAATGCGGCTAATGCTCAACAAGCAGGTTTGTATCAGCAAGCAGGTTTGGCTAATCAGCAGAACTTCTTGCAAGCAAACTTGGCTAACCAACAGGCAGGTTTGACAGGCAATCAGCAGAACTTAGCTGCGGCAGGACAGATGGCAAATATTGCTCAGAATGCTCAACAAATGGGTTTCCAAGGCGCTCAGAATTTGTCAAACTTGGGTCAGTTCCAACAGCAGTACACACAACAGCAGTTGGATGCAATCCGCAACTTGCCTTTGGAACAACAACAAATTGTCAATCAGGCGTTGGGACTCAACATTGGCGGTGGATCTGGTACAACATCAACCTCTTCCTCTCGCCAAGGTTTGCTTGGTGCATTGGGTATTTAAGGAGTTTATATGGCTTTCAATTTTGGCTTGCTATCTGATGCTGCACTTACTGGGTTAAGTGACACTGAGAAGGAAAGTTTGCAAAAGCAAGCTACAACTCAGTTTTTGCTTGGTTCTTTGTTGAGCAATGATCCTTCAATGGGTTTGAGGTCTGCTTTATCTGTACCAGATCAGTACTTAGCTGGTCAGAAAGCAATTTCTGAAATGAACGAGAAAACTCGTCAGCGTGGTGAGGTATCAAACTTCATGGAAAGATACGCTCCTACGCCAATGCAAGCAGGTCAAAGAGCATTGGGTGCTACGGGTAAAGGTCCTACAGTAGCCGCAGGTCAGATGCAAAAAGATATTTTGTCTGCACCTATTGATTACCAACAAGCTTTACTTGATTCTTTGCGCTTGTCTGGCAATCCTGCACAACCACAGATTCGTGAAACTTTAGCTGCAATGCAACCTAAGTTCCAAGGTGATTTGCGTGTTGATGCAAGTGGTCGTATTGTTGGTGCTTTGCCTACTACTAAAGATGGCATTCAGACGCAATACAACACTGCTACAGGACAGTATGCTGCCAACCCAGTGCAGAACTACATGATGTCACAGTTGATGACTAAGCCACCAGAAGTATCTACGAATACTATGCTTGTACCTGTTCAAGGTGGTGGATTTATTCAACAAGCTATTCCAGGAGCTATTGGAAGTGTTGAGGCTATTGAAGGCGCTAAAGCTCGTGGTCAAGCTACAGGTCAAGTTGAACAAGTTGTCGGTGCTGATGGTAAAACTTACTATGTTCCACGCTCTTCTTTGTTGACACAATCTCCTCAAGGTGGTGCGGCAGGAACTGCTCCTGTTGGTGGAGCTTCAGGTGCAGTAGCTAAGATTTCTCCTGCTCAAGAAGCTGTAAATCGTGCAACTTCTGATCGTTATAACGAGTTCACTAAGACATCACTAGATGCCGCAATGACAGTTGGAGATCGTAAGACTTCTGCTGAATTCTTGTACAACGCTGCTGACCAACTAGATCCAAACAAGACAACTGAGTGGTTTGCTACTGGTGCTTCTTACTTGAGAGCAATACCTGGCGTAGGCGACAAGTTTGACTCTTTTGTTGGTAATGTTAATTTGCTGAACAAAACACGCTCTGAAGGTGTTTTGAAGGGTTTGAGCAACATTAAAGGTAACGCCAACGCATTTGAAGGTGGCATTGTTGACAGAGCAACTACTGGTGTAACAGATCCTAAGTTTGTTACAAAGTATGTTTCTGCTTTGGAGATTGCTGCTGCAGACAAAGATGATGCTCGTCAGAGATTTGTTGATGCATATACTGGTGATCCTAAGTCTGTCTATACGGCATGGGCTAGTTCTCCTGACAATCCTCGCTTGTATAACCATCCTAAAGTTAACCAATTCTTGACTGAACAAATTCAAGCTTGGCAACAAGGTGGCGCTCAAGGTACGCCTGTACTGCCATCTGGTTTTACGGCAGGTCGTAGTAAATCAACTGGTGCAATTCTGATTAAGAAGCCTGATGGCTCTACATATACAGTAGGTCAATAATGGCAACTAAAGACGAAATCTTTGCTTTTGCTGCTCAAGAGGCAGAACGCCAAGGTGTTCCTCTTTCGTTAGTCCGTGGTATTGTTGAAGCCGAGTCTGGTGGTGCATTTAACGCTATAGGACCTAAAACAAGGTTCAATGATCGTGCTTATGGACCTATGCAGTTGATGAGTTCTACTGCTAAAGATCTTGGCGTCAATCGAATGGATTGGAAAGATAACATTAGAGGTGGCGTTAAGTACCTTGGTCAACTATCACAAAGATTTGAAGATCCTGTTTTGGTTGCCGCTGCATACAACGCTGGTCCTGGCAATGTTGAAAAGCATGGTGGTGTTCCTCCATTCAAAGAGACTCAAAATTATGTACAAAAGGTTCAAAACTATATGGCTAAATCTACAAGTGATGATGATTTCGTTCCTTTCGGACAAGAAGCAACAACTAAAGCGACTCCTCAAGTTGTAGCCGCTGACGATTTTGTTCCCTTGTCTAGTACAAAACAACAAACACCACCTAAAGTTTCAAGTGGTCAGTTTTTCCAAGATGTACAGGCAAGCTTCAATCCAATGGATGTTTTGCGTGGAAAGACTACTGGTGGACAGTTAATCTTCGGCACTGCCGATTTGATGGCTAGAGGCATCAAGGGTGGTTTGAGTTCTCTTGGTTTCTCTGATGAATACCTAGGCATTGATCGTAATAAACCACAACCTGTTTCCGCACCTACTCAGTCTATCAGCGACATTCTGAAAGGCACATATAAGGTTGCCACAGAGCGCCCAGGTCTTCTTGTTGGTGGTATGGCTACTGGTTTTTTAGATCCTACAACCTTGGTGTTGCCAGGTGCTATGCAGAAATCTATTATTTCTGCTACTCCTACTGCTATTGCTCAAGCCGCACCTAGAACTGTTGCTTTGGCTCAGAATGTTGGTGCAGGTGCAAGTACTGCGGCTTTGACTTCTGCTGCACAACAACAAGCTACAACAGGAACTATTAATCCTGCTCAAGTCTTTAATGAAGCGGCTGTTGGTGGTTTGTTGACTACTCCTACTGCTTTGACTGGTGCTATCACAACGCCTAGAACACCTGCAGTATTGGATCGTAAGCAACAGATTGCACAAGCGGCTATCAACCAAGGTGCAACACTGCCTCCAACACAAGTCAATCCTTCATTTATTAACTCAATACTTGAAGGTATTTCTGGTAAACAAACTACTGCACAAGTTGCTTCTATCAAGAACCAAGCAGTTGTGAATGCTCAAGCTCGTAAGGCTTTAGGTTTGGCTGATGATGTTGAGTTGACTCCTAAAGTTTTGCAAGACTATAGAGATGTTAAGGGTCAGGCTTATGAGGCATTGAAATCAAACAATGCTTACTACACTGATAAAAAGTTTATCAATGACATCAATACAAAGTCAGCAGATCTACAAAAACTTGCCAATACTACTGATGTAAGCGCAGAGTTGAATGTTATCAATGGCTTGAAGCAAATGAGCTTTGATGGTGTTGGTCTTGTGGAGCAAATGAAGCGCCTCAGATACGATGCCGAGAGAAACTTGATGTCTGGTGATCCTAAGAACTCAGCATTGGGTAAGGCTCAAAAGTTTGCGGCTAATCAACTAGAAGATTTGGCAGAGCGTAACTTGCAGAAGTTTAATCAGCCAGATGTGATGAATAACTTTAAGCAAGCTCGTAAAGATATTGCTAAGAGTTACACAATTGAGAAGTCAATGAACTTGGCTACTGGTGATGTTTCTGGTGCTAAATTAGGTTCTAGATCTGCGGCAGGAAAGATTGTTCCTAGTGAACTGCAAGCCTTGGCTGATGCTGCGGCAACCTTCCCTAAAGCATTCCAAAATCCTGCAACTGTTGGCAGTGTTCCTATTATCAGTCCATTGGATCTTGGTACTGCTGCTATTGCGTCTGCAGCGTCAGGAACTCCACTTGTAATGGCATCTGCTTTAACAAGACCTGCAGTTCGTACAGGAATTACAAGTGGAATGTACCAACGCAATATGCTTCCAAATACTCAACCTCAGACACCAGGTTTGTTGAACAGGATTACCACCGATCCTTTGCTCAACTATGGTTTAGGTCAGATGCCAGAGTATGGTACTGAGCGTTTCTTGTTGAACAGATAACATGAAAGACTGGCTGCTTGCAACAATTGCGGCAGTCAGTATGGTTGCCCTTGTCATTTGGTGTTTATCCATAATAACTTGGGCATGGATATGATTAGTTTTTTACTGGCTGTATCTATTGAATACAGGTGTGTTAAGTGGACTTGGGTTGGGAATGCTTACAACCGAAAAGTCTACTGTATTGAATGGAAGAAGGTAGAGAAGAAATGATTATCGATCCAATCACGGCTTTAAATGGCTTACAAAGCGCCATTTCAATGGTTAAGAAGGCGAGTAAAGTCGCCAATGATTTAGGCTCTCTAGCGCCAATGCTAGGCAAGATGTTTGACGCTAAGAGTCAAGCAACTAGAGCGATGGTTCAAGCTAAGAACTCTAAGAAGGGTTCTAACATGGGTGCGGCTCTACAAATTGAGATGGCACTTGAGCAAGCCAGAGCCTTTGAAGAAGAGTTGAAGATGCTCTTTATGCAGACAGGCAAGATTGATGTCTGGAACAAGATTAAAGAGCGTCAGGCTGAGATGGACAGGGATGATGCCAAAGAGATGGCAGCGTTAAGAGCCGCAGATAAGAAAGCCAAAGAGAGAGAAGAAGAACTCCAAGAGTGGGCAATCATCATTGGTGGCATCGTATTTGTTTTGTTTTTGGTGTTCATTGGAATCAATGAGTTGATGAGTCTATGTCCTAAAGGTGGGTGCGGAAGATGAACGAGTACCAGAAACAATTTGATATGTTTCTGAAGGTATTCATTTATGGGTGTGTTGCTTGGTGGTTTCTGGGCTTTTTAAAGTTTTTACCTGATGACTTATCAGACAAGATTGTTAAACTTTTATTGGGAAAGATTGGGTTATGAGAGTAACAACTTACCAACAAAATGCAAAAATGTTGTCAGAGGCTCACCGAGTGATCCACCAACAGAATATGCAGAGACTTGCAGAACTAAACAGACAAGCAGAACAACAGCAGAAGTGCCAAGAGATAAAGACTCAATGGATTAAAGCTGGTCAAGTGGATGTGATGGCATGAGATATTTATTGTTGTTATTACTGCTAACTGGTTGTGAAGATCGTTACAGGTACTTTTGTCAGAATCCTGATAACTTTGTCCATCCAAGCTGTCAGAAGCCTAAGTGCCAATTTACCCAGACTTGCCCTGAGTACTTGGTAGCCCCTATTCTTGAAAAAAAGGTTAACGATGTCCAACCAGAAACAAAGACCAACAATTGAAGAAGTAGAGACTTATGTTTGGGGCTTTGTGGTCATAGTGGTCACATTGATTCTTTGCTTCATTGTGATGGCTTTACTCTACTCTGTCACCTTTGTGACACAACCAATTAAGTCAATGGCGCCAATTGACATGGCTTACACCAAGATGCTGAACGACATTGTTTTGCTGATTGTTGGTGGCATTGGTGGTGTTATCGGTAAAAAGGGCGTAGGAACGGCTGTAAACGCCATCCAAAACGCTGTAGCGCCTCCATCAGCACCTAGTCCAACTCCAAGTAGCCCTGCACCAGTTCAAGCGCCTGTAGCGGCTTCTGTGGCATCTACGAATTACAACTGGATGGGATTTAAAAACGCTGATCTTGACGAATCTTGGACTCCACCACCACCTCCTACAACTCCTCCAGATCACATGGAAGACAATGCCGAGCGTGAGCATATGGCTATGGCAAGAAAAGAGGTTGACTAATGTTTGGCATACCACTTCCTTGGCTACTTG